ACTGACACAGCACCTATGTCTTCTGTGTGGGAAACCCGCTCCTTGTGAGGATCCCAAGATGTGCCGGTTGTGGTGCGATGATTGCACGGCTGGGCATAAGCGAAAAGCGGAGGAACTACAATGACCTTCAACATCAACCCCGATAGCTTGGCGGGTGCCGTAGTCGGTGATATAATCTTGGTGGGGGACAAGAAGCACCGAATCACCAAGCTAACCCGCACAGCCGTCGCGGTCGAGAGGTACTACTGGTTTGATGCGCTGTGGGACAAGCTGAAAGGAGACGATTGATGACAAATCCGATGGGAAAGGGTGAAAGAGTGCTGATGGGGGCTGTAGGCGCCGCCTTGGCTATAGCCTCTCTGTACGCCATGTTTTACGAAGGCAGGACGCCGGCGTGGTACACGGTTCCGAACATCCTAGTTCTGGTGGTGTGCTGCGTCCTCGGGATTACACTTTTCATCAGTTCAGTAATGGAGGAGAAATAGCAAATGCCCCTGTACACCTACCAATGCCCGCACTGCGGGGCGAAGTTTGAACGCCTTGTCCAGAAAATGGACGACCACACAGACCGCGAGTGCCCGCAGTGCCACACTCCGTCGCCCATCACAGTAAGCGTCCCCGCTCCGTTTCAGTGGGGGAAGAAGAGGTAGAAATGCTCTACGTAGCCATTATCTCGGTGCTTCTCGCGATCCTCGGATTCGCTCGGGCTTCGCACTGGAAGCAGCGGGTATTCGACGAGCAGGAAAAGCTGGAGCCTTTGTTCCAAGAGGCCCTTGAAAAGTCGCGCGAAGCGGAGAACGCCAAGCAGGAGATCGCGGGGTACAAAGACACTGTTCTGAAGATGGCCAGCCGGCCGGTGGTCGCGATGATGTCCAACGACCAGATGGCGCAGCTCGCGCACGTCATCATGTCCGGCCTGAAGCCGAAGGAGTGGGTAAATTGAAATCGACCTACAAGCAAGTCAACGCGCGGCTGTTGAAGACCTACGGCATCACGCTGGATGAATATAACCTGATGCTGCACGACCAGGACAAGACCTGCGCGATCTGCGATGCCCCGCCGAAGTCCAAGTCTCTGCACGTTGACCACGATCATACGTCGCACAAGGTCAAAGTCAAGACTGAAAGATCGGGGGACGGGTGGCAGGCCCACGGAAGATACAAAGGCGCTGTATATTTTGCGTGGGGTCGCAAGAAACCCGAAGCCATCAAAGAAGTCAGGCTGAAGATCCGCAAGGCGTCTGTAAGAGGCTTACTTTGCTGGAAATGCAACACCGGCCTGCAAAAGTGGCACGACGACCCTGTCCTGATGGAGAAGGCGTCGGCGTACATCCGGAAGTTCAACGCGAAGGAAAGCTAAGGAGGGCCTTGTGGCCGCATTGACAGACAGCAAGAAGCAAGAAATTAAAGACCTGTGGGCGACCGGACAGTTCGTGTCCCACCGCGCTCTGGCCAAAAGCCTGAGGCTGGATCACACCACCGTGGATAAGATCCTCGGACACGCCGCGGATTCTCCGAACCAAGACGCGAAGGTGCTCACAGAGACCAGCGAGATCATCGGCGAGAAGTGGAATATCTCTCTGCCGAAGACGCGGATCTGCACACTGGAGGAACTGATTACGTTCTGCAAGGTGGACACCACGATTTGGAAAGTGGAAAGATGGACCGCGAACAAATGGGAGGTCGGCGCGAAGAACGACGAGGGCAACGTCGAGACAACCCCTCTCTACCAAGTCAAGGCGACGTTCATCCGCCAGCAGAACATCGTGGACGCCAAGCTGGAGCTGGAGACCCTGAAGGAGGATGCCAAGAAGGCGGCTCGGACGCCGGCGAAGCTGCCGGTACACTTCAAGGACACGGGGCTGATGCTGGAGATCTCGCTCGCCGACGCCCATTTTGGCAAGTTATCTTGGCCCAGCGAGACAGGACACGAGCCGTATGATACGATGATCGCCGAGGCAATCTTCACGCGCGCCGTGGATACCTTGCTATCGCGGGCGAAAGGCTACAAGTTCGATCACATCCTTTTCGTTGTCGGCAACGACTTGCTGAACAGCGATGACGAGCTTGGCCGCACGACCAAAGGCACTTTCGTGTCCACGGATGTCCGGTACCAGAAGACCTTCCTGATTGTCCGCCGAACGATCACATCCTGCATCGAGAAGATGAGGCTGATGGCGCCGGTGAAAGTGATGCTCGTCTCAGGAAACCATGATTCGCTTTCCGTTTGGGCTCTTGGAGACAGTCTCGAATGCTACTTCGACAAGTATCCCGATGTGACCATCGACAATGCCCCGCTCTCTCGCAAGTATCATCGTTTCGGTAACGTGCTTCTAATGATGACCCACGGCGACAAAGGCAAGCACAAGACCTACCCCCTGCTCATGGCCACGGAGCAACCGGAAGCGTTCGGGCAGACAATGTTCCGCGAGATCCACACCGGACATACTCACCAGACCAAGACTGAGGAGCAGTTCGGGGTTCGTGTCCGCGTTCTGCCTTCCCTGAGCCCACCCGACGCCTGGCACGCTGAGAATGGCTTTGTCTCCAACCAGCGGAACGCCGAGGCTTACGTGTGGAGCGCGAAGGAGGGCCTCATAGCTCAGTTCTACCACAACGACGACGCCTACCCGCCGGTCATAACAAAAAGGGTGATCGTTGCAACCGAAACCCCAAACGAGTCGTCTAAGTAGGTGAGTATGCCGCTGGAGTATTCAACAATGCTGGATTACTTGGAGAAGAAGTTGGATGTCAACCTCGGTTCTGCCAACGACACCCAAGTCGGTGGAGACCACTACCGCAAGAAGTCGGTGCAGCCGTGGGACGCGATGCAGAGTTGGATGACGCCGGAGCAGTTCTCCGGGTACCTGCTGGGCGGAACCTTCAAGTACCTTGCTCGATACCGAGAGAAGGGTGGCGTGGTAGACTTGGAGAAAGGTCGGCATACGTTGGATAAACTGATTGAAGTCGAGAAAGAGATTGGAGCGAAGAAGCCATGAGCCGCAGACACCTACCGATTATCGGCGGCTTGTTCAACCGCTCTGTGGACAAGTTCGATGTCTTCCTGAAGTGGCTGCACGACCTCGGCGGCCACTACAAAGTGTATATCTTCGAGTCAAAGCCACGGGATCCAAAGCGGTACCAGTGGCCGCCGAAGTTCAAAGTCAACCGCAGGCCGCTCGACCCCAAGAAGTACCGGACAGATGAATCAGGGGTCGTGCGGAAGATACCAGAATCCGTCCAGATAATGGACGAAAACTTCAAGAACAACCAACCGTAAAGGAGCCAACAATGGCATTCGGAAGCAAAACCGCAAAGATTCAAGACCTAGAAGCCGCGGTCGAGTCTTACCAGACCGAGCGTAAGAACCTCATCGCTCAGATCAACCAACTGAAAGACAAACTGAACGCGCCGCCGGCGGACATCGAGGACGACTACTGTCCCCACTTCTACATCGTGACGCCGTACAAGGGCAAGACCACCACGATCGTCGCGGACGGCGTGGATGTTGTGAACGGGATCTACACGTTCTTCAACGAGTTCCCGTGCGGGCACACTGAGGTGGTCGCACTCTACCCCTTCGACGAGATCAAGTCCGTTGTCCAGAAGTACGCGATCTACGTGTCGGCGCCACCCGAGAAGAAGACCGCGCTCACCAAGAAGACCGGCAAGACGGCCGACCCGTCCATCTAAGAAAGGAACCCATGATCCGCAGATTCATTCTCCCCCTCGTCCTCCTGCCCGCGCTCGCCTACGGGCAGGATGCTCCCGAACCGGCCAAGCCCACACCTCCGCCGACACCCACACAGGCCCAAACAACCTCCGCGCCGGCGCCCGAAACAGTCGCCTCGTTGAAGGCGACCATTCCCCTGCTGAAGAAGCAGGCCAAGCTCCAGGCCGCTCTGAACAAGGACAACCTCAAGGCACAGCAGGACAACCTGCGTCTGCAAATCTTCCAACGCGAGTCCCAAGCGAAGCTCGCCGCAGCCAAGTAAGGAGGACCGTGAAAGAAGAAACAGACTTCTTGATGAACCGACTCGCCAACGCGCGCAACCCATATCAGGGTGGCCACAGGCGCGTACTTTGTGTCTGTTCGGCCGGTCTCCTTCGCTCCCCAACGGCGGCTCTAGTTCTATCTCAGGAGCCGTACAACTTTAACACCCGAGCGGCTGGGGCGTCTGCCGAATTCGCTCTGATTCCCGTTGACGACGTGCTGCTCTTTTGGGCGCAAGAAATCGTCTGTATGGATGAAAAACAGGCGAAGCTGATTCGAGAGAGACTTGCGTCATCCGGAATCACAGACACGCCGGTTCTTGCCCTGAACGTGCCCGACTCTTATAGCTATCGGGATCCGAAACTGATCGAAGCCATCAAGACGGCGTACGACGCCGCAACCAAGTAAGACTATTCACAGATAGTCATAATAGCTGAAAGCGATTATCTAGGGATAGTCGCGCAAGGAGCGAGATGCCGGAAAAGAAGTGGTCAACAGAGATGAGTACCTTCGCATCCACGGTGATGAATCAGAAGTATGCTCACGAGAAGCCGGACGGGACGAGGGAAACATGGGAGGACGTGGCCTTTCGCGTGGCAAAGAACGTCATGCGGACGGTTGACGCCCCCAAAGCGAAGATTGACCATATTACCCGAATCATCTCCAATCGGCAGTTCATGCCTGGGGGTCGCTATTTGGCGGCCAGCGGCAGACAGTTCCATCAAGTGCAGAACTGCCTCTTGCTGCGAGCGGAAGACAGCCGAGAGGGGTGGGCCGACCTTCTTCAGAAATCCACTATGGCCTTGATGACAGGTGCGGGTATCGGAGTAGACTACAGCAACATCCGTCCGGAAGGGTCGAAGATCCGCAAGACAGGAGGATATGCAACCGGACCTTTGGCTCTCATGCAAATGCTAAACGAGGCCGGCCGCGGTATCCGGCAGGGAGGGGACAGACGATCGGCTATTTGGGCGGGACTGAACTGGTCTCACCCCGACATCCACAAGTTCATCACGATGAAAAACTGGATCCCAGAGGTGTGCTCCCTAAAGGAGAAGAACTTCGACTTTCCAGCTAGGATGGACGGCACCAATATCTCTGTGGAGTTGGATGATACGTTCTTCAAGGCATTCCACAACGACAAGCATAAGCTATACGCCCAGGCACAGTCTGTTTATTGGGCAACAGTCAAGCAGATGCTGATGACCGCGGAACCTGGCTTTTCCGTGGATACGGGGGAGAACGCGGGAGAAAATCTCAGGAATGCATGTACGGAAGTTTGTAGCCGAGACGACTCGGATATATGTAATTTGGGAAGTATCAACATGGCGCGCATCTCCTCCCTCGAAGAGATGGAGGAAGTCACACAGGCGGCGACCGAATTCCTCCTTGCCGGAACATTGTACAGCGACGTACCGTACGCCAAAGTTGACTCTGTCCGTACGAAGAACAGGCGCCTCGGCCTCGGACTGATGGGTCTCCACGAGTGGCTGCTGCTCCGCGGTCTTCCCTATGCGGCCAACGACGAGTTGGCAAACTATCTAGAGATCTACCAGAAGTCCACCGGGATCGCCGCGAAGTACGCCGAGGAACTAGGAATCTCCGCCCCGGTCAAGACGCGCGCGATCGCCCCAACGGGGACCATCGGAATCGTCGGGGAGACTTCCACGGGCATCGAGCCCATCTTTTGTGTAGCTTACAAACGCCGGTATGCTAAGGGTAACACGTGGAACTACCAGTATGTAGTGGATCCAACAGCCAAGAGATTGATCGAAACGGGCGTCGATCCGGACAGCATCGAGGATGCCTACGTGCTGGCTGAAAATGTCGAGAAGCGTGTGGCGTTCCAAGCGTGGGTGCAGAAGTACGTTGACCACTCCATCAGTTCGACGATCAACCTGCCCAACTGGGGATCAGAGTTGAACAATGAGGGAACGGTTCAAGACTTCGGTCGAATGCTGATAAAGTATCTCCCCAACATGCGCGGGATAACCTGCTACCCAGATGGCGCCCGTAATGGCCAGCCACTAACTCCGGTCAAGTATCACACAGCAGTTAAGCACATCGGAGAAGTGTTCGTCGAAGCAGCGGATATTTGCGAGATTACTAAAGGTGGTACCTGCGGGTCGTAAAGTGAGGAAACCATGAGTGCACATCCAAACGTGATTCTGCTGTGCCGGCTAAAGCCGGATGACCTCGCTAGGAAAACCCTTCGATCCATCCGACCGACGACGAATGCCGCGGGTTGTCACAGAACCATCTGGTGGATACTGGCGCTGTTTATTCGGTGCTTTGGTACTTTGTACACGGACGAAACAAGGCCCTCCGGCCGAATCTGCTTGACACGCGCAGGGAGAAGATCATCGCTATTTTGGTTAACTCCGCAGCATCCTTCCTGAATGGTCAACTGGCCGATCCCTTGGCTGATAAGATTCTCGCCGCGCTCGACAAGTAGTTAAAAGGAGACAAAATGATAACCATAAAAATCACCCGCAC